CCTTATCTCCGACCCCGCGGTCTCGACCGTGCTCGAAGCAGGGGGGTATATGGAGCGGACCCAGTACTCGGTCAGGCTCCCCGCTGTAACGGCCTCCTGGAGCCAGCCAGACGGGTCTATTGGGGCATCGGCGGCCCTACTGTCCTCGGGTGCCCCCATCGCCAGCCTTGCCCAGGGCAAGAAGATTGTGGCCGGCGGGAAGACCGTCCGCATCACCAGCCAGACCTACAAGCCCGGTTCGGCCTGGATCACGCTCGTCGTCATCGACGACAACCAGTAACAAAGCCGTGGTGAAGGTCAGTATCACTCCGGCTTCCCAGGCTCAGTTCATTGCGGCCTGCCGTAAGTTTGCGGCACTCACTGGCCAGACCATGCGGGACGCCTGCCTTGAACAAGCTGCGCTGGCCTGCCAAGACGCGGCGACCTTCACCCCTCCCATGCCTATCGGCGGCGGGAATGGCCTTTCGAAGGCGGCCCAAAGGGCGGGCGACAACGCCGTGGCAGGGGACATGAAGAAGATGTTTGTCGCGGCTAACGACCGTAGCTCGAACGCCGCTGCCCCTCTGCTTACCAATCAACTGGCCTACGCGACCAAGACCAACGACATCGGCCTGTTCAATAAGGTCATCGGCAAGGGCTCGCTTGAGACTCTCAAGAACCTGTCGCCCATCATGCGCAAGATCGCGAATGACCGCGACTATGACCGGGCGTTCAAGAAGGCTAAGAACTACTTTAACACGACCAACCCCGTGATGACCGACTATGGTCAGGGCTTCGTCCAGGACATCCGCCCGATTCATAACCGCATCAAGGGCAAGTTCGGCGGCCGCATCGGCAGGGGCATCCGTCCGACCAAGGTGAAGATGCTCGTCGAGACCAAGTCCGAACTCGACCAATACATCCGCGACCGCCAACAGATGGTCGGCATGATCAAGGCGGGCTGGGCCTCGGCCCTACGCTCCCTGCCCAAGCCTGTCATCAATGGCGTCCCGAAGGACTTCGGCGTGAAACTCCTGAACGTAGCCTGGATTAACCGGCACAACCGCGTCATCGGAAGGAACAGCCTTATGGCGAATGACAAGGTCGTCGAGCTGAGCGTGACCAATACCGAGGGCAACGTGAACGGCATCGCCGACGCGGCCCGCGTCCTTCCCTTGGTCTACGGCAACCGCATCAAGCAAATGCGGAAACGCTTCAAGGAGCACTTCGACAAGGCCGTTGAAATCTCCAACCGCCGCTAACCTTTATGGGAACCAAATCCATCCGCCACATCGTCGAGGCTACCCTCGCGACCTACCTATCCACCCAGACCGGGCTGACCACCGTGGCCTTCCTGACGGGCGACAGCGCCGCGACCCAGACCCTGCCCAAGGCCGTGGTCCTTTGCGAGTCCGCCCGCAATCCCGCCGACCTCCCCGACGGCGCCGGGAACTTCAGCTGCTCGGTCCGCATCACCCTGTTCTCGAACGCCGACGACACGACCCTCGCCGATCACCGTGCCCGCTGCGCCGCCCTGTCAGGCAACATGCGCGACCTGACCAGCATCAAGGCGGCCTTCGTCGCATCGACCGACGCGGCCTGCTACGACGTGACCATCGTCTCGGAGGACGAGGGCATCGACGAACGCTCCTGGGCGACCGCTTTCGCCTTTGACGTGCTGGTCGTCCTGCCCGCCTGAGCCTAATTCCAAAGCCCGCAATTACAAATGGCCGCCATCTCCACCGGAACGACCTGCCTCTACGGAGTTGCGGGAACTGTCGCTAACCTTTTCGTGCAATCCTACAGCCTTTCCGCGTCCTTCAACGCCGAGGCCACGGTGGCCGACGAAGATGGCATCACGAAGACGGCGCGCTATGACGACCGCAAGACCGAGATCACCATCGAAGGCATCGCCAAGACCTCCACGATGCCTGTCCTCGGTGCTACCTTGTCCTTCACGGTTAATACCGCATCGGCTTACCCCTCTGGTTCTGCATCGACCTCTGGCACCTACACCATCACGAAGATTGACGACAAGGGCTCGAACAAGGGCTTCACCGCCGTCACGATCACCGCGGTGGACTACGAAGGCATCACCCCCTGATTGACACCCCCGCAAGGGGGCTAACATCGCAGGAGTGGACCGCCGCTTCCTGAACGCCTACGTCGACCCGGCTCCTTTCAAGTTGCTGGGTCGAGTGCTTTACCCCTGGTGCCTCAAGTACCGCGTGCGCCTGATGGCCTTCGAGTCCCCGCTGGTCACGGGCTCCCGCGGCGTCACCCCTGCGGACCTCATCTTCGCCTGCCAGGTATGCGCCGAGGAACCGCTTGGCGAGATAGGCTGGAAGGACAAGCTGCGCATCCTCTCGCTCGAGCGTAACCCTGCCAAGTTCGAGCGCCTGCTTGAAGCCTTCGCCGGTTACATCCTCGTCCAAGATTGGCCGAAGTTCTGGGAGCAGTCCAAGACCAAGTCGGGCGGCGGCGACAAGGGCGTGCCGTGGCCGCTGACCATCGTCGCCAACCTCATCGCGTCGGGCATCCCCGAGCAGCGGGCTTGGGAGATGCCGGAGTGTCAGGCCATCTGGCTCAACTCCGCCCTGGCTATCCGCAAGGGTGCGGACGTGGCGATCATGTCGCCAGAGGAAGAGGCCTTCATGGCCGAAGAGGAAGCCAAGGAGGCCGCGGCGGCTGCTTCCAATCCTGCAAAGGAAAGCACCCCCTGACATGGCCCAAGACCTGACAGTCAACATCAAGACGACCTCCGACGTCCCGCAGGCGATGGACAAGGCCAAGGCCGCGACCGTCTCTTTCGACAAGCAGATTCAGGACATCCAGAAGAAGTTCAGCACGGCGTTCAAGGACATCTTCCTAGGCTTCACCGCCCCGATGATTCTCCTGCAAGGGGCCATCTCCTACATCAGCGGAGCCATCGAGAAGGCCAAGCAGGACGCCCGTGACGGGCTCGATTTGCTGGCCCGGGGAGAGAGCCGGTTCGCCACCAGCGAGGAACAGAAGGCCGCGGCTTTCTTCAAGCGTCGGGCCGAGCTCAAGGAAGAGCAGCGTCTGGCCGAGGAGGGCCGTACGGAAATCACGAAGCAAGTCCTGACGAGCGCCGAGTTCAAGGACTTCGTGCTGCCCGACCAATTCAAGCGCCGTCTGGCGGCGGGCGAGAGCATCGCCAGCATCTCCCGCGACAAGGGCCTCCAGCAGGACGCCTTGGACTTTTACAAGAACTCACCCGAAGGCAGGAAGATCGTCGAGGGCATGGACACGGGCAAATCCGCCACGGCCAAGACAGCCGATTTCAAAGGGCCGGAAGGCTTCGGCAACGTCATCGGCGTCGGGGCAAACCCGGTCATGGAAGCGATGAACGCCCAGCTGGAGGAACAGCGTAAGACCAACGCCCTCCTCGAGAAAATCGCAGGCGACCCCGGCGCCACCTCCTGGATGAACTCCACCCCTTCGAGGGCCGCCCTCCTCATGGGCCGATAATTTATGGCTATCGTAAAAACAGGCAATGCCCTCACGACCCCGGTCCAGCAGCCAGGGGCTAAGATTTCGGACGACGGTTACGGCCTGCTTACGGCCACCGTAGTCTGGAAGGCCGACGAGTCGGCGTCTCTAGGCTCCGTTGTCAACCGCGGCTCGACATGTCCCATCAACGCAAACTGTGCCGCCCATCGTTACAGCATCGTCTATGACGCCCTAGGCATCGCCACCATCACGGTCGATTACGTCGGCATCGACGGTGGGGTATCCAGCACGGACCCGCAGATCACCGGCTCGCAAGGTCTGACCTCGGAGCACATCACGACCCACCCTAACTTCTTCGAGACGGCCACGGGCTTCACCGGCTCGCCCATCGCTGGCGTCGGCACGGGCTCGCTGGCGACTCCTGCCTATACCTCCGTCGCTGGCACGTCTGAGTTCCAAGGAAACAACGGTGCCACATTTGAGGCGGCCACCGGGCGTGCGTTCAAGGGATTCAAGAAGCCGGAGTTCAAGGACTTTTACGGCAAGACCAGCTACCTTGCACCGCAGTGCTCGCTCTCCGGAGTCTTCTATACGGACAGCAGCACAATCGTGAACAACCACCGTAACGCGGTAGGCAAGACCTCGGGCAACGGAACCTTCGCCAGCAAGAAGCTCGTCCCTGATTACATGGGCACGTCCTTCACGGTCGGCGGCAAGAACCAGCTGCTCCTGGCTCAGGTGTCCTTCGAGGACTTCGGCCTGCTGTACAAGGTGCAGTATGAACTGCGCTTCAACCGCGACGGCTACGTCTCCAGCGTCTACGCATCAGTCTGATGAAAATCCAACCCGGCGTCGGTTACACCTTCGACTCGTCTTCCAGCGGGTTCACGTTTGACACGTCGGACCCGTTCCCTGCCCCGACCTCGACGGCCGGACTGCACCCGTTTAAAATCGTCAACGCTGGCCTGCGGACTTCTGGCGGCGTGACGAGCGTGACCTATCAGGTTCAGTCGGGCACCATCAACAACCTCGTCCCGGTCATCGACGACTACATCAGCTCGACGGAAGTCCTGCTTGACCGCGTGACCTCCGGCGTCGCCGACCCTCCCACGGCGGAACTCGTCTCGACCAATTTCGAGTCATCCACCAAGAAGTCTTACATCGTGCTGCGGGCCGGGCCCATGTCCGCGTCGCCCTACACTTATCCGGATACGGACGTGACGAGCAACAGGTATCCCGTCATCATCGGAGGCAACACTCCTCCAGTTGACGACAATACGCACGGCTTCGTACTGATCGGGACCATCACGGTGGACAGCATCACGGCGCCGACGACCTTCACCGTCAGCCAGAACGTCACCGGCTCGCTCTGGGCCGACCGCATCAAGATGGGTGACGAGACGGCGACCTATTACTACGCCCGCATCTGATGGCCTTGTACGGCTCAGGCATGGTGGGCGGAAGCGACCGCCTCAGCACCTGGGGCAAGTTCCGCGTCCTGCTGGCGCGTAACGTCCGGGACATGGGCGCACGTAACCTTTTCAACCGTGAATGGGTCACGGGCTTGAAGGCCGAAGGGGACGGCAGCGGATGGATCAGGAAGCCCCCGACCGAACGCGGCAATCCGGGAGTGTTCGACGATTTCCCCATCCAAGATTGGCAGCCTTATTTCATCGCAGGAACTTATTATCAAACGCCCCCCGACCCTGACCTTGGCGAAATCGTTTATCTGCCGGCCCAGTGGTCAAGGCCGACGGTGTCTTCGGAACTCCAGGCGTATCTCAGCGGCATTGCCTCATCGGACGGCGGCGACGTGACGATGAACTCCACCTTCTGGGGTAGTTCAGGCGGCGTAGTCGCCAACCCTGCGACGACCGTGACATTCGTGGACGGTCTGACGGACGCCTGACCCCCTACCCTTCCAATCCGGGCAAGGTTAGACCCGATGAGCTGCTCCAATGTAACTGTTTCGAGGGGTAACTCCTTCGCCTGCACCTTCACCTGGACGCCGGGCACGGCTGGCCCTGCCAACCTCCTGACGACGACCATCACCTCGACCCTCGAGGACCGCCAGATGAACACCTACCAGATGACAATCACGAAGGCGGGCGACGGGCTGTCCTTCACGGTGGCCTATGCCGGGGACACCTCCTCCTGGGCCATCGGCAACGCGCGCTGGGACATCAAGTTCGTCTTCCCCTCCGGCGCCGGAATCTCCCGCACCGAAATCTTCCGGGTCAACGTCATCGACAGCGTCACCGTCTGAGCGCCGCCGACCATGCCTGACGCGACGATCACTTCGACGGCCTCGACCTTCGGGACTATCTCGGGGGTCTTCTCCTCCGACCAGTCCACCATCACGGGCACCATCACGGGCGTCGTGGCGGGAACTCTGGACGGGTCTGTC